CGAGTTGCAAGAGGGCCACCCGGGAAGAGCCTAAGCTCACCCAGCGCCCTAAGACACCGTGCCTCCTCCTCGCTAATCCCGATCCCTTTCGAGATTAAAACCTCGATTGCGGCGCGGACATAGACAGTCTTAAAGCTGTCAGTAGCTGCCCGATAATCAAGAGAGACAAACTCTCCGTCGCCGTTCAAGGCATTTACATGGTGGTTTTCTGGCTCTCCCACCAAAAGCCAGCTCCTACCCTGAAGCCCGGCGTAGAGGGACTGATGCAGGGGAGTGAGAACCCGGGTGTTAAACTCGGCAAAACACGTGATCACGCGGGGCTTCCCCGACGAGATGACCAGTGTTGGCCTACACCAATTCTCAAAACTCTCCTCATTCCAGCTACCCCCCTCACGCCGCGAGTGAAACAAAGTGGCATGTCCATTGGGGACATACGGGTAAGGCCTCCGGTTCCACCCCTCCTCCACGTTGCGCGAAAACTGCTCCCTAAAGAGCTCAACGTGGGCGAGGTCAACTGTAACCTCGCGGAACCGGGATTCGGTCCAGTCGTTGACCATACTTGTTTGAATCACCTCTGAACAGGGGCCACAGAAGCGATCCTCCAATTTCTGGATACTTTTGAGGGACAGTTCAAACAGGGGGTCAACCCCGTCAAAACAATCCCCTAGTGTGGCCCGGACCTTGCCACACCGAAGCTTTGACCACTCAGGCTTCCGATCAGGATACCTTCCAAACTCGCGGAATAACTGTCCAAGACCGAGCTTAACGAACCGCTTAAGCACCGCGATCCGCCGGCATCCTGACCCTCCACCCAAGTGAACCTCCTTTCTTTCGTTGGGGAGGTCACGTCCAACTATAGGCGGCTGCTCACCCAGGGAAGGGACGTCCGGTACGTCCAAGCCACTCGGGTTAGGGACCTGGCCAGTCCCACTAACAGCTGGGATCGAGCCCGCCTCACTCGATCCCACCCCCACCTTCCCAACGAGGCGAAGAACCTGGTCCCGAAAGACCTCTCTAAAGCCCTCCTCTTCGAGGAGGACAGGGAAATTCGACGCCTGCCGGGCCAGATAACCGGACAGGGGTACCTCTCTTTTAGAGTCGGGGTCTCTCTCACCCCCGTCCTCCGAGGTGGACCTACCTCCCTTTGTTTTTGACCGGCAGGTCCGGTTCGCTTCTAGAGCACCCGTTGGGCAACCCGGCCGGGAGCTAGGCCTTCCCTTAACTGCACTTACGCTTCCCAGTTCTCCTCTTGCGGGAGAACCGGTAATGCCGGCAGAAGGTAGAGCCGTAGACGGCCAAGGGGTCACCTCGGCAACCCCAACCGCCGGCCCCGGGCACGGGACGGAATCCCCTCGGGGATCCAACTCGTACACCCGGGTAGCTGACGGCCACGGGCCCTCACCCCAAACGGACTCTAGATAGCATGTTTTCTTTTTTTCCGAGACATGCTCTCGGACCGCGACAGGACGGAACCGCCGTGCACGGACCCGCTTGGGCCCGTACACGACTCGCGACCATCCCTCGGAGTCAGGTTTCCGAGCAGACCTGACAAACTCCTGAGCGATCCGACGACTATCAACTTTACTAACAGGCGTGTAAACTTTATAACCTGTCATTTAGTCGTTGGATCTAGAGCAGTTTCAATTTCAAGCTACATGCTCAGGTAGCCGTAAACCTGTCGACCAGACGCTCTTTAGTACAAGCCCCTCCGTACTCCGCAGAGGGTATTAAACTGGATCAACATCCAACTTGCAACGTCCGGTGGTTGCTTTCCGTGTTCACCGCCAAGGAGCTATCCCAATAGCAACAGGGGAACTGTTCCACATGGAATAGTCCGTGCACCCTATAAACGCACGCACCGCTTAAGAGGCTGACGGCTACTGACTGGGGGCCAACACCAATCCCAGGGACCACAAGTCCACCCATAGCGCTCACTACCTTGAGCAGCTTCCCCCCCAGCGACAACGGGAAGGATAGAAAGGAATTTTATCCTCCCCCCCGCGATTGCCAGGGGTTGCTTCCGACCTTCCGGAGAGAAGGAGTTAAGCACGCTACGGCGTGGGGTTGCAAACTTGC